AGAGAAGAAAGCAAGTTTGGAGGCATTTTTTGGATGAAAAAATTTAAAGACAACTTAAACGACTTTTTTAAATGGGTTAAAGGTACAGAGTTAGTTGAATTAGACGACATAGATGTAGCTGAGGATCCTGTAAGACCTGAATTAACTTTAGGTTTTAGAATTACACATGGTAGAAAGATATTAGGACTAAAATTCAATGACGAGATTGAGGCAATAGTTTGTGTTGCAATATGTCCTGAAGTACCATATACAGTTAGAGAAATGGATTACATGTCAAGAACTAAAGACGGTAAAATTGTAATAGCATATACTGTATGGTCAAGAAAACGTGGTGCAGGTAAAGAAATTATTAATAAATTAGGTGAGTGGGTGATTAAAAATGAGTACGAAAGATTGGTAACATTATCTCCATTAACACCAATGGCTACACACTTTCATATTAGAAATGGTGCCAAGCAAGTACATATAAACGATGAAACTCAAAATTTTGAATACAAGTTAAAATGATTATGTTAAAAACATTAGATATATCTTTCATACTATTAATTACCTTACATTGGGCATTTTCTATAGGTATGTTGGTAGCAATAAAAACTGATTGGTCTATACCAAGATTTATTTTGATGTTAATTTTAACAAGGTATTTAATTATGAGTTATGGATATTAAAAAGAAATACAATATAATATACGCCGATCCTCCGTGGCACTTCCAAAATTATAATAATGAAAGTGCTCAAACTAATCCAGAGAATCATTATCCAACAATGACTATGAAAGACATAGAGAACTTACCAGTTGGAGATATTGCAGATAAAGATTGTGTATTGTTTATGTGGTGTACCGACCCTTTACTACACAAACAAATACCATTGGTAGAGAAGTGGGGATTTGAGTACAAGACCGTAGGTTTCACGTGGGTGAAGACGAATAAGAATCGAATCAAGAATTATTTTTTTAAAGGTCCAGGTTATTGGACAAGAGCCAATACAGAGACTTGTATACTTGCAACAAAGGGTAAACCAAAACGTATTGGTGCCAACGTAGATAGATTGGTTGTGAGTGAACGTAGAGAACATAGTAGAAAACCAGATAGAATTAGAGACGATATAGTTAAATTATGTGGAGATTTACCACGTATAGAATTATTTGCTAGAACTTCTATGCCTGGTTGGGACGTATGGGGAAACCAGGTTGACAAATTTACTATTTAATGATAGGATAAACGTATGAAAACCAAAAATTTGACAAGTGACCAAGCATTGCATTGTGCTGGTATATTTAATAATTACTTTGAAAAGTTTGGTCGTATAGATGAATATATGAGAGATCAAAAGTTATCTCAAATAGAAAATGTACCAACGGCTTTGCCTGGTATGGGTTTAGAAAGTACCATATATTCTAATTTTGATATGTCACCTAAAGATATGGAGTTTGAAATATTGGAACCTGATAATGAAACATATGATACATTATTAAATATGACTTCTTCTCATACTAATATGTCAAGTGTACCTGGTAAAAATTTAAAGATTGCAGTAAAAGAAAAGAATACTAATCAGTGGGTAGGATTTATAAGATGTGGTTCTCCAGTTATAAACATGAAACCAAGAAACGAATTATTAACTCACGTACCAGAATTAGTAAGTTTTAATAAAACATCTATAATGGGATTTGTAATAGTACCAACTCAACCATTTGGTTTTAATTATCTAGGTGGTAAACTATTAGCCGCTATATGTTGTAGTCATACTATTAGAGAAAAATTAAATAAAAAATATGGCATGAACTTATCATTATTTGAAACAACAAGTTTATATGGTAATAGTAAATCATCAAGTCAATATGATGGTATGAAACCATATTTAAGATACAAAGGATTAACTGATAGTGATTTTATACCTTTGATACATGGTAAACCTTTCCATGATCTTGCAACGTTTATTGATAGTGCTGTAGGTAAACTTGTTAAAGATGACGCCTCTAGTAGAAAACTAAAACTAACAACGGCCATTATTGGTTTAATAAAAAGAAGTTTAAATGGTAATGATCTACAAAGATTTAATACAACTATAAGTAATGCTAAGAAATTAACTGAAAGAAAAAGATACTATGTTAGTGACTATGGTATCAAGAACTATCTAGATATAGTAAAAGATAATACAAAAGAAGTAGTTAAAGGAGAGAATTGGGATAAATTCCACCTAAATAATATCATAGATTGGTGGAAGAAGAAAGCTGAATCTCGTTATAATAAACTTAAAGAAGACAAAAGATTAAGAACTGAATTAGAAATATGGACACCAGAAGCAAAGATAGATATAATAAGATAACGTCTATGGCAATATCAGAAAAGTCGTATAACGAATTAAAGGAATATTGGGACTTCCAAAGAATCAAGGAGTACAATTGGGAAAAGATATGTGAAATAGTGGACGAGATTGAAGATAAGTTTGCTTTTACACATGGTAAATCTGGTCTAGAATTAAAAGAAAATCTATGGAATAAGATACACCAAGATGAGTATGAAATGCCACCAAAAGGTTGGGTACCAAAAGATACAAAGTGGAGATTATGGTATGAGGGTGAGCCTAAACCGTGGTTAATAAAACAAGAAATAAAGAAGTATCAAGCTTGACAATATTAATGAGATATGTTATAGTGAATAATAATTAAGGAGACAATATGAGTGATTTTTTAAAAGATATAATAAAAGAGAGTGGAAATGAATATGCAGGTTTAGTTAGTGATGGAATAGATAGTGCTGATGTTACCAGTTTTATAGACACAGGCTCTTATTCTTTTAATGCTTTACTATCAGGAAGTATTCATGGTGGATTACCATCAAACAAAATTACAGCAATCGCTGGAGAAGCTGCGACAGGAAAGACTTTCTTTGCATTAGGAATTGTAAAGAATTTTTTAGACAAAGATAAAGAGGCAGGTGTCATTTACTTTGAATCAGAAAGTGCCGTATCAAAAGACATGATTGAAAGTCGTGGTGTAGACGGTAAGAGAATGGTTGTAGTACCAGTTGCTACAGTACAAGAATTTAGAAATCAATCAATAAAAATTATAGACAAATATTTAGAACAACCAGAGGCGAAAAGAAAACCTATGATGTTTGTATTAGATAGTTTAGGTATGTTATCTACTACAAAAGAAATGGAAGACACAGCCGCTGGTAAAGAAACAAGAGATATGACTAGATCACAAATAGTCAAATCTACTTTCAGAGTTTTAACTTTAAAATTAGGTAAAGCAAATATACCTATGATAATGACCAATCACACCTACGATGTTATTGGTTCTATGTTCCCTCAAAAAGAAATGGGAGGTGGTTCAGGATTGAAATACGCTGCCTCATCAATCATCTATTTAAGTAAACGTAAAGAAAAAGACGGTACCGAAGTAGTTGGTAATATTATTCATTGTAAAAATTACAAATCTAGATTAACAAAAGAGAACGCTATGATAGACGTTAAATTAACCTACAAACACGGACTTGATAAACATTATGGTCTTTTGGATATGGCTGAAGCAGCTGGTATCTTTAAGAAAGTATCAACTCGTTTTGAAACACCACAAGGTAAGGTGTTTGGTAAATCTATCAATGACGATCCAGAAAAGTATTTTACAAAGGAGATATTACAACAAATAGATGAATACGCCAACAAAAAATTCCGATACGGATCAGACGAAGAATAAAAAACGTTATATCTATGCACAAAAAACAGGTGCAGATTACACGGCTATAAAATTACTTGAAGACAAATACAGAAATGTAATCTACAAGTATGGTAAAGTTGCCTTTGCAAAAGAGGAAGATGATAAAGGACAATTGCCAATGAAGTTTGATTATGATATATTAACTAATCCCGAAGACAAAGATATAGAAAATCAGGAATTTGTAGATTACATAGGTGACATACTTATTGAAGTAATGGAAGAACAACTGAACGCAGGCAAGGTAGAATTTACCAATGAATAACGAAAGAATAGAAGTCACAATATTAAGAAACTTAATGTACAATGAGCCGTACATGAGAAAATCTATACCATTTTTAAAAGACATATACTTTTCCAAAAGGGAAGAACATATTTTATTTGGAGAAATATATAATTTCATATCAAAATATAATAATCTACCTACTAAAGAAACTATTTTAGTTGAAATGGGTCATAGAAAAGACCTGAACGATGATGAAGTAAGATCGGTAAAAGAAGTATTAGAAGTATTAAATCCTGAAGATGTTGACCAGAATTGGCTAATAGATACAACAGAAAAATTTTGTAAAGATCGTGCCGTTCATAATGCAGTATTAGAGGGTATTAAAATATTAGATAAGAAAGATAGTAAGAGAACACCAGAGGCAATACCAAGTATATTGGCTGACGCTTTGGCAGTATCATTTGACAATCATATTGGTCACGATTATTTAAATGACAGTGATGATAGATATCAATGGTATCATACTAAAGAGAAAAAATTCCAATTTGATTTAAGTTATTTCAATAAGATTACAAAAGGTGGTGTACCAAGTAAGACTTTAAATATTGCTCTTGCAGGTACAGGTGTTGGTAAATCTTTGTTTATGTGTCACGTAGCTTCTAGTTTCCTTGCACAAGGAAAAAATGTATTGTATATTACTTTAGAAATGGCAGAGGAAAGAATTGCAGAAAGAATAGACGCTAACTTATTAGATGTTACCATGGACGATTTACATTCTATACCAAAAGATATGTACAATGACAGATTAAAAAAGGTACAAGACAAGACTAAAGGTCAATTAATTATTAAAGAATATCCAACGGCGTCTGCTCATAGTGGACATTTTAGAGCATTATTAAATGAACTTGCATTAAAGAAATCTTTTAAACCACAAGTATTGTTTATAGATTATTTAAACATATGTGCTTCAAGTAGATTTAAAGGTGGTAATATATCATCATACTTTTATATTAAGGCTATCGCTGAAGAATTAAGAGGTCTAGCAGTAGAGTTTGATCTACCTATTTTCAGTGCTACACAAACAACTAGAACTGGTTATACAAGTACAGATATTGGTTTAGAAGATACAGCAGAGTCTTTTGGTTTACCAGCAACGGCTGACTTTATGTTTGCTCTACAATCAAACGATGAACTAGAACAACTAGGGCAGATGAAAGTAAAACAATTAAAGAATAGATATAATGATCCTTCTTTTCATAGATCATTTATTCTTGGTGTAGATAGAGCCAAAATGAGATTGTATGATGTAGAAAATACAGCTCAAAATATAGTAGATAAAGGAACTGAAACAAAAAAGGAAGTAAATCCTTATGATAAGTTTTCAGATTTTAAAGTATAATGCCTAAAGTACAAAAAGTAAGATTTAGCAGAAACGATAGAAGACCAAAGTCTGATAAAGATTATGATAAATTACACTACAGTAAAAAGATGGTCAAAAGAGGCCGTAAAATATTATGGCAAGTTAAAGAAAAACCTACCAATAATGTGGTAGCAACATATTTCTTTGAGGAAGACGCAGACAGATTAGTTAAATTTCAAAACAAACATAAGGTTTGGGAAATGAATGGTGGGATTCCTAGATTTTTATGGGTAGATAACAGATAATTTACTTGCCTCTTTCTTATAAATATGTTATGAGAGAGATATATGGCATATAATTTAGCAACAGTTTCAACGTTAACTCAACACGTACCATCTAATATAAAGAGTGATTTTACATCTTTATTAAAACTAATGGTAGAGGGCGCCTATTATGGCGATGATTCTCCTGTCACAAAGTCTAAAGTATATACAGTTAAAGTATCTCCAGACAATCTAAAAAAAGTCTTACCTACATTAAAGAAAAAATATACAGCAAAAGTTAAATCAGGTGCTAAACTATCTGCTGACTTTATAGTACAAGATTATAAAATAAAATTTATAGAGACAGGTAAAAAATCTGTAGGACAACTAGACGCACAAGTCACAGCAAAACAAGAAAGAGCCTCACTTTGGATTATTAAAAGATCATTAAAAGATAAGATTAACTATAAATGTCCTGAAGATATATCTAAAGACAAGAAATATAAAGAACTAGTGGCAATATATCCAGATGTTATGGAAGCTGGTTGGTTAGATAATTTTTATGCACAACAAAAAAAAATATTAGAAGTGTTTAGAGGTAAATCATGGACAGAATATAACAGAGACGGTGGTTTTATGGATTATATTTCTAACTTAATAAGAGATAAGTTTAAGATTTCAAAAAAAGATAGTTGGAACCCTGCTGACATATGGTTGATTAAAAATGAAAACAATGTTAGACAAAATATTAATGCTGCTATGAAAGGTAACTCTGTATCTATATCTAAATTAAATGATGTGATGAAAACTTTATATAGTCAATATAAATTGGCAGGTATATCATTAAAAAAGATTTCAGGTAAAGAGGCAAAATATGAGGAAGTAAATACTAAAAATGCATTAATGAGAGACAGTAAGTTTGTAATGAAGTTAGATAGATCAGTTATGAAAATGGGTAACAAGTCAGATAAAACTTTAGTGTCTGCTGATATGAGAATAGATATAAAATCTGCTAACGATGTTTGCGAGTTTCAAGTTAGACAAAACGGAAAAGGATTTAATCAAAATTTAAAATGGGATGGTAAATTTAAAGGTGCTGGTGCAGCTCGTATAGGTAAAGTACCAGTAGATTTATTAACAAGATTAATGGCAGAGTATGGTATAGGAAATAATAGTAAATTATTCTTTGTGAATAATCATAATCTATATCCTAAATCATTGGCTGCTTTTGATAAGGTCAAGTCAGTTTACCTAAAACGATTTAAATTGGTCAATAGATATACAGATACAGGTATTTCAGACAGTAAATTTATTGAAACTATGATAAAGTCATACAATAGTAATGACTTAAAGAACGGAGTATCACATACTAAACTAATGGAATTGGATTTTTTGCATGTAATATACTCTATACCACCAGCAAAAAGAAACAAAATGTTGACGGATATGGTATTTTTAGCAGAGAAAAGAGGGTCACAATTTGGTCCTTTTGGCAAGTTATACTAGTATAAATAGTGGTAACTTGCTTTATTGAATGAGAGAGTGAATTAATTTATGGATAAAATGAGAAAGATATGTTTAATTTTAAAGGTTTCATAACAAAGGAAAAGAACACACATTTAGAACATCTAGAAGATGATATAATCAATAGAGGTTCCAGAGGTGGAGATAATGCTGTAAAATTTCTAAAATCAATTAGAAATATGTTAGCAGGGTCCTCTGGTGGTAAAGTTAACATGTCTGTTAAGTGGGACGGAGCTCCTGCTATTGTATGTGGAATAAATCCAGAAAACGGTAAATTCTTTGTTGGTACTAAATCAGTATTCAACGTCAAACCAAAAATCAATTATACACCAGGAGATATTATGAGTAATCATAGTGGACCTGTTGCAGATAAATTACTAGTCTGTTTAAGAGAATTAAAAAAATTAAGAATAAGAGGTATCTACCAAGGAGATTTACTCTTTACAAATGATACTAAAATACAAGTCATAGATGGAGAGTCTATGATATCTTTCACACCAAACACAATCACATATGCAACACCAGTAAACTCTACTCTAGGTAAAAAGATTAGAAGAGCAAGAATGGGAATAGTATTTCATACAAGTTATACAGGTAAAGATATGAAAAGTTTAGGTGCTGGTTTTGGTACAATATCTGGTAGATCAGGATCATCGGCAGTATTTTTAGCAAGTGCTGGATATACTGATACTTCCGGTTCATCTACATTTACTAGTGGAGAGTTGGCAAGATTTGATGGTTTAATTAGAATGGCTGAAGGCTCTTTAGGTAAAGCTTCATCTATACTAAATGAAATGTCAAGATCAAATGATTCATTGTCAGTAGGTTTTAGATTGAAGGCTTTCTTTAATCATTATATTAGAAACACACAAGGTCATATGGGTAAGGTTAAACAATTACAAGGTATGTTTAGAGATTACTATGAGAATATTTTAACGGAAGAAATAGCAAATAGAAAAACACCAAAAGGTAAACAAAAGTATATAGACCTATTAAATACTAATTTAAAATGGATTGATAGAAATGACAATGCATTATATTTTGCTATAGCTTCTCACGTAAGTTTAGGTAATGCAAAGAACTTTTTAATATCTAAACTATCACAAATACAAAGTATAGGTCACTTTATTAGAACATCAAATGGTTACAGAGTAACCAATCCAGAGGGTTATGTTGCAGTAAACAGATCAGCTGGTGCAATAAAATTAGTAGACAGATTAGAATTTAGTAGATCAAACTTTACTATTGCTAAAGATTGGGTAAAAGGATAATGATAGGATTTAAAGATTACATATTCAAATTTTTAGAAGAAGCTAGACAACCAAAAATTATTTTAATTGGTGGTCCAGGTAGTGGTAAATCTACATATGCAAAATTTATAACAAAAGAATTTAATATACCACACATATACCCAGGTGAACTATTAAGAAAAGAGAAAGCAAAAGGTGGTGAAATGGCCAAAAGATTATCTAATTTAGGTAAGGGTCACTTTGCTCCAAATGATATAGTTTTAAAACTTGTATTTGACGCCGTTGACAAAGCAGATGGTTTTGTATTTGATGGCTTTCCAAGATATATGCAACAAGTTAGAGACATGGAAAAGAAAGGTATTACTATAGATAATGTGGTATTTTTAGATGTAAGTCAGGAAGAAGTTATCAAAAGACTAACTGCTAGAGGCAGAGTTGATGATAAACCTGATGTAATTAAAAACAGAATTGCCTTATATAAAAAAGAAACTGGTCCTGTAATAGAATATTATAGAGATAAACCAGGTTTTGTATCTATTAAAGCTGAGGGCGATACGCCAGAGAACATAGCTAAAGAGATAATAAATAAGGTAAAAAACAAATAATGGAAAAGGAGATAATTTATACTATGAGTGAAGGAGAAACATTAAAATTTCCAGTACCGGAAGGTATGGAAGATAACAACATTGATGGTTTAACAACAACTGTTGATGTTTTAAATGCAGTAAAAGATAACATTGGTAAAGATAACGACAAGGCAGTTGAATTGATTGACCAATTACTAAACAGCGGAAGTGGTGCATTTGGACCACAAGGCAAGGAAGAATAGGAGACATAATGTATATAAAAGGTGGAATGAAAAAACTATCAAAGGCAATAGCAAAATCGGCTAAGACACAAATGGATGCTGAGATTGCTAAAGCAGAAAAAGAGGAAAAAGAAATGATGGCTGAAATAGATAACCTAGATACAACAAATCCTCCTGTATTAGGTGATGAAGGCGTAGATAATATGTCTGTAAAAGAAAAATTAGGAACATGGACTCATAATTTTTCACAATTAGAGGATAGAGAAAAGTTTTATTACATGCTTGAACAAGGCAGAGGTATAGTAGAACTTGACGAAAAGAAAAGAGTAAACGGATATAGAGTATACGGCTGTGTTAGCCAAGTATGGGTATTACCGTCATTAAAAGATGAGAAAATGATCTTTGAAATAGACGCTGACTCTCACGAGGCTAGAGGTGTATGTTATATTCTTAAATCTATTTTTTCAGGAGGAACACCATCTGAAATTTTAGAAGTAACAGACGATCAAATAGTTGACATAGGTTTCTATCAAATATTAACACCAAAAAGACGAGACGGTCTTTTCGCAGTAGTTAATGCTATAAGAACTTACGCCAAAGATATGGTTGAAATGTTGGAAGAAGCGGCTAAAGCACAAGAGTAATGAAGAACTTAAAAGAAGTACAAGCATTTTTAAATGAGGGTGTCTATGATAAAGGCATTTTCAAAGCTTTCTTCTTGGCAGGTGGTCCTGGTTCAGGTAAATCATTTGTCACTCAAGCCGCTTTTGCTGGCGTAGGATTAAAAATAGTAAACTCTGATACAATCTTTGAAAGAGGATTATTAAAAGCAAACCTATCTTTAAAAATGCCAGACGAAGAAGAATATTTTAGAAACGCAGTACGAGACAGAGCAAAACTTACAGCAGGTTCTCAATTAGATACTTATGTTAAAGGAAGATTAGGTCTTGTTATTGACGCAACTGGTCGTGATAAATCTATAATCAGCAGACAACATTCTATGTTGAAAGCATTAGGTTATGATTGTTATATGATTTTTGTAAACACAAGTTTAGATGTGGCTATAGAAAGAAACAAAACAAGAACAAGATCAATACCTGAATATATTGTAAAGAATAGTTGGAACAAAGTACAGTCTAATATGGGTGCCTTTCAAGCCGTATTCGGACCACAAAACTTATTAATTATTGATAATAATAGAACAGAAAAAGAATTGGTAACCAATACTATTCAGACTGCTTCAAAATATATTAGAAGACAACTTAATAGAAATCCAAATAACTATCTAGCTAAACAATGGATAGCAAAAGAATTGCAGGCAAAGAAAAGATGATTAAAAATTTTAAAGAATTTGTCATAAAAGAAAGTATCATAGATATACCACGTAGAACATATGCGCCTGGTGTATTTGATAAGGCTGATACTAAAGACCCTAAAATTAAACCTAGTGTTAAAAAACAAATACAAGATCAGATTAAAGAATTTGAAAAAGAATATCCTGTTATTAAGATAGCATTAATAGGATCAATACTAACAAAGAGATATAGAAATGACGCTGACCTTGACATCAATGTATTGTTTGATGTACCAAAAGAAAAACAAGAAGATGAAAGACTAGCACTATCTAAAAAGTATTTGTCAGCGAGTAATCCTGATAACATACAAGGCGAATTAATACCAGGTACTAAACACCCAATCAACTACTATTTTATAACAGATCAAAAAACATATGACGATCAAAATAAAAAAGCAGACGCAGTGTTTGATATAGAGAACGATAAGTTTATTAAAAGACCAGAAGATTTTACTTTTGATACAAACTTATACGTAAAAGAATTTGAAAGAAAAGTACAAGAATTAGATGTAGTTAAAGGCGAATTAAAAAGAGACATAATAGATTACCATGAATTAGTTGAATTACAACCAGATGATATTTTAAATCTACAAGAAAAAATTAATGAGAAGTTGGAAGAAATAGAAGACAGTATTAAACAGATAGTAAAAGTAGGTGACGGAGTTGACGCAGATAGAAGAGCTGCATTTGCTGGTGATATGAATCCAGATGAGATAAGAAAATACGGTATTAAAAATAGATTACCTAAAAATGTTATCTATAAGATGTTAGAAAAATACCACTACTTAAAATTCTACAAAAAATGTAAAGAAGTTTTAGAAGACGGTAAAGTTACCGATGATGAAATTAAATCTTTAACTAAAGAACAAATAGATGAAATGAATTTAGAATCTATTGCTAGTTCCTGGAATGATTTAATTAGAAGAACAATCAAAGCACCTCAAATGAAAGCAGGTGTACAACTATATTTAAAATATTTAAGACAAGGTATGAAAGACGCCAAGAATAAGGCAGCTCAACATGCTGGTATAGATTACAATGAATTTGGTAAAGCAGTAAGAGACGCTGGCTTACCTGAAGAAGTGACGGAAGAATTAAGAAGACCAAGAAAATCAATTGCGTTTACTTTTGGTAGATTTAATCCACCAACTATAGGCCATGAAAAACTTATTAGAAAAGTTAAATCAGTAAGAGCAAATGCTCATAAAATTTATTTAAGTAGAAGTGAAGACAGTAAGAAAAATCCATTATCGCCTAGTAAGAAACTAGCATATATGAAAAAGATGTTTCCTTCTCACGCAAAAGATATAGAGATTAATAGAACAAACATGATACTAGATATTGCTACTAGTTTATACAACAAAGGATATACAGAGGTCTTTATGGTTGTAGGTAGTGATAGAGTAAGAGAGTTTGATCAAATACTAAACAAATATAATGATGTTAAATCAAGACATGGTTATTATAACTTTGATAATATCAATGTGTTATCAGCAGGCGAAAGGGATCCAGACGCAGAGGGAGCTTCAGGTATGAGTGCAAGTAAGATGAGAGCTGCAGCTGCCAAAGATGATATAGGTTCTTTCAAAAGAGGGTTACCTAGTGGTGTAAACGCTGCTGACCTAATGAAAGATGTTAGAAAAGGTATGAGACTAGCCGCTTCAGTTAATCATCATTTAGGTTATGGTAATAAACCAATGTTAAGTATGGAAGAATATGGACAACAACAGATTAGAGACCTTTATTTAAGAGATATGATATTCAATATCGGAGAAAAGGTAGATTACACTAAACAAGATATACAAGGTACAGTTAAAAGAAAAGGTACAAATTATATTGTACTAGAAGATAATAGAAACAATTTACACAAAGCATGGATATGGGATTGTGTACCAATCGCCAGTGATAAAGAGGTTGCAGTTAGAGAACATAATTTAAATGTAGACTATGGCTTTGAGGGTGTATCTGAAAAGAAATACAAACAAAAATTTGAAGAATTTAAGAAAGAAATTACGATGAAATTAGAGAAAGAATCACATGAAATAGGCGCCGATTATGCCAATCATACTAAAGAAGTGACACCTGGTGAGACGCCAGAAGCTAAACCAGTTGACGCTAAAGAGAGAGGTTGGCCTACACAAGGGTACAAAGAGATAAAAACAGACAAAATAAATGAAAAAGATATACAAATATTTGCTTCTTCAAGTGACACAATAGATAAATATAAACATAGATTTAAGGAAGAGTGGAAATCCAAGTTGGATGAAGCTGTTCAGAAAATGCTTAAAGATTTAAAATAAAAAGATGAAAACATTTAGTACATATAGACAAACAATGGCTGAGGCCTACAAAGAGGTAAACATATTAGAGAACGATCTAATGGGTACTCTTACTGATAAGCAGATTGCAAATTTAAAAGCGCAATGGGCTAATAAGTCTATGAGAGATGTAACTCCAGGAGTTAAAGCAACTCTTAAAAAAATGGATATGCCTACTAAAGTTTCAATTGCACAAGCTAAAGTTAATATACTTAAAGACATAGTATTCAAAGAAGACGCTGAACTAGATGAGGGTAAAGTTAAATCTTTCCTTATGGACGTAGAAGATGACGCTACTAAAATGGACTTAAATAAGTTTATTAGAAAGCATTATGGCTCTATGGGTTTAACTGCTGATGAATTAAAGAAAATGTTTTACAGAGTTAACAATGAGTCAGTTAATGAGGCAATAGATGACCAAGCAGATATAGAAGAAGGTAGAATGAAAGATATCTTTACAGCAAATCAAGAAGGCGAAAGCATTGAAAAGATTGCTAAGAAATTAAAACTTTCAATAGCAACTGTTAAAGATGTATTAGGCGAAGAATTACTTGATGAAGTAGCAGATTCAATAACACCAATGATGTTAAAGGTTCTTAAAAAAGAATACGAACCATTTAGAAATAAAAAGATTTCAGCTGCTAGAGCAAAACAGTTAATGAATATATTAGATAAATTTAATGATAAAAATTTAGAAATTCTAAAAAAACATAACATACCTTTTGTTTCAAGTGGTGCAATGTCAAAACTTATGGTTAGAAAAATGAAATGGAAAACAACAACTATAAATCCATTTAAAGAAGAATCACAACAAAATACATTTAAAGAAATGGTAGAAGGCTGGGGTGCAAGAAAAGCTTCAGGCGGATATCATGGAGATAAAAAATTCAAGAAATTAAAAAGCGAAGTTGAACCTAAAGGCGACAAAGAAATAGAAGAAGGTATGCCAGGTGGTGCTAACTCATCTAGTAAAAAAGGTAGTGTTTGGAGAAAAGCAATGAAGGCTGCTATGAAAAGAAACTACATGAGAAAAGCTGAGCATGAGCCTAAAGGAGATGAACTAAAAGAAAAATTTACAGTACAGATTACTAAAAAAGATGGTGGTCAAATAGTACATGGGTCATACAAAACTAAACCAGAGGCTGACAAATTTATTAGATGGTACAAAACTGGTCCAATGAAAGATGTTAAATCAGTTGAAGTAATTAAAGAAATGGCTAAAGATGACGCACACGCAATTGGTATGGCGGCTGCTAAGAAACATACAGGTGACACAGAGGCACCTTTAGAAAAATCTACAATTAAAAAAGGCCATGAAATTGCAGATAAGATTTTAAATAAAGAAGCAGTAGGTCATTATCAAAAACTTATGTTAACTTATGGTAAACCAGGTGGTGACGCTAAGGTTTATTATACAGACTATATGCAAGACCTCCAAAACAGAGCTCAAGAGTATAGAAAAAAAGGTTTCATAATAGGTAAAATGGGTAGAAGTGTACCAATGAATCAATTGCCTAAAAAAATGCCAATGAAAGGTAAAGAAATTAAAACTGAAAGATTGTGGTTAAAACACAAAAGAGGAGATAAAAAGTAATGGGATATTTAAAGAATAAACCAAATAGTTTAGAGGATATGGCAAAACAAATGAATATCCACACAAACGAATCTGGTTATAAAGATATGTTCAAGAAAGAATTGGACAAAACTGGTAAAGCTGGAGTTGGTGGTATGACACCTAAAGAAAAGACAGCTTTCTTTAATAAGATTGACAGTAAACATACTGCTAAAAACGAAACAGTTAAAGAAGAAACTAATTGGTCAGAGGCGGCTCAAGAACAAGAGAAAAGACAAGAAGACGCTAAGTATTTTAAAACTGAAGACAGTAAAAAAATACCACCAATATCAAAAGATAATAAACCTGGTGTTAAGATCGCTAAGATTAGAGCAATGAAAGATGGTGAAGAAGGATCAGATGATGAAGTACAAAAGTTAAAAGGTCAGGTTGATTTATTAAAACAAAAATTAGAAAACGAGAAACATAAGGCTGTTAAACCAATGCCTAATAAAGATACAGGAGAGGTTCCTTTATCTGTTGGTATTGCTTACAAACATTTAAGAGACAAAATGAAAACTGAAGCTAAAGTTAAATCAGAGTCAGAACCAGAAGCTGATAAGCCTTTAGACACAGCAGCGAGAGATAAGAAAATGATGGAGCCAAAAGGTAAAACTATGACTGGCGAACCAAAAACTCCTGTTGAAATGAATCCAAGAATCAATCACTCATTTTAGAAAAGGGTAGACTTGTTATGGACAAACTGCCTAGAATATATTGTGACATGGATGGTGTCCTTGCCGACTTTATGGTGGCTGCTAAAAAGGCAACAGGTCAAACATTTAATCAATCAAATTCAGACGAACATTGGGAAGTAATTAAGAAAACTCCTAAATTTTGGTCAGATATGCCGTGGATGCCAGGTGGTAGACAGTTATGGAGATTTATATCAAGATATCAACCACATATTCTATCGGCTTATACACCAAACGATCCAAATTGTAAACCAGGTAAGATAAAATGGTTAAAGAAGAACGTTAACCTATCTAATATGAATAGAATTAATCTGGTTAGACGAGTACAGAAACAGAATTACACAAAAACACTAGGTAAACCTACTGTTTTAATAGACGATTTCAAAAGAAATGTAGACCAATTCACACAAAAAGGTGGTATAGGAATCTACCATACCTCAACAACCAACACAATTAAACAACTAAAATCACTAGGTTTCTAATATTAAACTGTTATAAATAGTGTTAGTTATAACAATAAAGTAAATTTAAATTTAAAGGAGAGAATTATGTCTTTATGGGGAAACGATATTAAACCCAAAAATTTAACCGACGCTGAGAAGAAGGAAGTATACGCTACTGCTTCTGGCTGGGTTAGAGAAGCGGGTTCAGTTTTATCCGGTAATGATAACACTTCAGCAACACCAGAAGTTTTAGTTGCAGTGGGAGCTTTAGCTACTACTATGGGTGCAGGTGATATTACCGAAATAGAATTTATTACGACAGCATTTGATAAATCTGCTGGCGGCACACTACAAATGAGAGTAAGATTTAACGAAGACGTTACCGTGACAGGTACACCGACATTATCATTAACAAATGGTAACCAAGGTACTGGTTCTGGTAGAGGTCCTCATGTTTTATCTTATGCTTCAGGATCAAACACTAACGAGTTGGTATTCAGTTTAGTTATAGGAGCTAATAATGCTGCTACTAACGCAAACGATGTATTAACAGTTGGTACTAACGCAATGGCACTTAACGGTGGTACAGTAAAAGATAGAGGTACTAATACTAACTCTACAATTACTAACTCATCTTCTATAGGTACAGCGGCTGGTTCTTTAACAGTTGTAGCTTAATAAACAATTTTGAATAAGCTTATATTATAATACTAGTAAAATAATAAGGAGAAATAACATGGCAACAGTAAACACAATAACTATTGACAGTGATGGAGATTTCAACAGAGCTGCTGGCGGTACTATAACTGCTTCAGTGGTAATGAGTGAAGACGTAAAAGTATCAGGTACACCTGTACTTAATCTAACTAATGACAATGCTGGTCCAGGCGATGGCAGAGTACAGTGGTTAGAAATGTCAGGTCATTCTGGCGACACTATGACTTTTTCATACACTCTAGGTGCAGATGATAAAAAATCTGGCCAAGATGACGATTCAATATCAATAGGTGCTAATGCGTTAGCATTAAACGGTGGAACGATTAAAAACGAAAACACTGGTGATGACGCTACTATAACTCACCCAGCAATGGCTGGTACAGTTAAAGTATATACACCTGCTTAATATTATAACAATATTTTATAGGGGTCCTAAAAAACCCCTATATAATAATAACAATTGATGTAGTCAAATGGCTACAGTAGCATTCCCGAAAGGGTTTAAGGAGAAACAATGGCAGACAAAAAAGTAACACAATTAACAGACCTAGGTAACGCCCTAGATACAGCAGATTTATTTCATATAATTGATGACCCTAGTGGTACACCTATTAATAAAAAGATTTCGGCTGAGGATGTATTCAACAATATTCCAAGTTGGATTGCATTAAAACAAACAGCACAAACAATAACAGCAAGTGGTTCAACTCAAGCGGCGAACTTAACAACAGCTGTGACTTTGGTTGACGCTACATCGGCAACAGCACCAACAACACTAGCGGCTGCTTCAACAGATGGACAAATTAAAACAATTTTAAATGCGTCTACTGGTGGAACAAATGCAGTGACAATTACACCATCAAACTTTAAACAAGGTACAACGGTTACACTAAACGCTCCAGGTGAGTCAGTGACTATGATGTACAAGTCAAGTTTTTGGTACATAATTTCAGGAGAAGGTCACGTAGTAGCTTAATATATAATTAATAGGAGAATATTATGGTAATTGATGAAAAAATATTACAAGAGGAAAAAGAATTATTAACTAAAGAATTTAATGATTTGGCCTCTAAAATAAAACAAGTTGAATTGAATGTTGGTACTATGAAAGCAAATTTAAATGCAATCAATGGTGCTATACAACAAACAGACAAACTTTTGATAAAGGTAAAAACAAATGAAGAAATTTAAATCGTTTATAAAAGAAGAAGATTTAAAGGATTTTGAGGAAGATGTTTTAGCAGATAAGAAACCTGCTGAAACACCAACCGAAGATAACGAAAAAAAGGAAACAAAAAATGAAGACATTTAAGAAGTACTTAAACGAACATGTGGGTGTCGGTACTCCAGAGGTAAACTCTGTAGAAGATGGTAGTATTGGTGTTCATAATATACACGATCCAGAAGTATTAAAAAGAGTTAATGCTTTTGTAGGATCAATAGGTGAAAGAGAATACATTAAACCTGGTTTCGCTCTTGACGAATTACGTACTAAGCTATCTCAAATAGGATTAGAAGTTAGTCCTTGTACAATGGATGGCGACAGTGGTACAGTCACAGCAGAGGTTAATGCTCACGGAGGAAGATTTGGTAAGGACGTAGATGGTTCTGATATTAATGATGATGGTATATCTCACAGAAAAGAGGGTGGCCTTAAATTAGAGGTTAAGTACGAAACATTAAAAACAGGAACATCAAAAGTCTACGCTAAATTAGTGTAGTCAATGTTCAAAGAAATAACCAAAGATAACTGGTTACTTTTTGCACAGCATAATTATGATAATCCTACTCTAGAAAACGAGAAGGAATTCTATGAAGATATTAAAAGAATAAGATATCTAAAAAGGTTATTTCGTAAGTATACTGTAACAGGTAAACTAAAGGTAAGACTAGTAGTTAATCACTTAATAGTTTTACAAAATGTATTTGGAGTTGAGGCTGCAATAACATTATTATTATTTAAGATTGATGGAAAGTATTGGGGTATATTAAAATCTCTTTTAGAGTACCTAGAATATTTGTATCCACATGAATTAAATAATATTAAAGGTGATCCTGTAATAGAACAAATGTTAAAGGAACTATAATGAGCAGAGGAGTAGATTTATTAATAACGTATAGAGTTGTCAAGATGTTAGCAACTCCATTTAAAAAGCATGACGCTTTTAAACACGGTATAATAGATGAAAAGGGTAACGTATTAAGAAAATATAAAACTATCGCAAGCCCTATAGAAAAGAGATCATACACATTACTTCATAGATTTGTATTCAACCTAAAAAGAATACTTGCCAGAGTAGGAATTAAAGGAGCATTAGGTTCTTTTGCAGTTGCGGCTGCCCTTTTATTTAAAGAAAATAAAGAGGCTAAAAAACACCAATTGGTAATAGAAGCCGCTGTTATCACATACCTTAAACAGATAAATCAATACGATACCATGATATCGGAAGACATAAATATACCAGACATACAAGAGACGCCAATTATGAATTGTTTTGGTGTTGATGTATTTGAACAAAACGGAGAACTAATAAGCGAGTACGATTATGACCAAAAATTATAAAAAAATGATGGACGAAATCATTAATAAGATGGATGAATCCACACAAATGGGTTTCGCTGTTAAATTTGCCGCTAAAAAAGATGGTGAAATTATGACAGCATGGTATAGAGACCGAGCTGACGCTGTAAAAGCATTAGCTTTGTTAAAGAAAAAAGGACTTAACGGTATTATATCAAAACAGGCAATTGACGAAGCAACACCTGACCCTACTCAATTTGGTCCTGATAAAGTTGCAAGAGCAATGAAAATTGCTGTAAAGAGTGATGGTAATTATACTGGTGCAGTAAAAGAAATAGAAAAAATTGCTAAAGATTTATCTAAAGTATCTACTATTGCAAGAGCTTTAAAAACAGCAAACGAACAATTAGAAGAAATTAATGAAGGATATGAAGGAACTATTTTAGCATACTTAAAGAAATATGTTAATAACGCTCACTTTAAAATGAGAAAATTAATAGTTAGAAAAGGTGCCGAAGGTGTGGTGAAGACTGCTTTACAAAGAGGTGTTGCAGATAGAGCAAGTTTAATTTACACATATGAATTACCACCAATAGTTGGTGTAAACGAAGACGCTCCAGCAAATGCTACTGGTACGGCCGTTGCAGGAACAGGTGATGACAATACTGTTCATACAAAGAAATCAGAATTAGAGAAAATGGGTAGACGAGACCCTTTAATGTTTGCTAAACCAAAAACATTTAAAGAAAAAATTAAAGAAAGTGATGACAACAATAACGTTGTATTAAAAGGTGTGTTAGATAAGATTGATACTATAGAAGTTAAGATAGATGAAATGACACAACCTGAAACAGAAATCACTATAGAAGAAAAGAAAGAGTATAAAACTTTTAGAGATAAGTACAATGCTTAAAAATTTATTATCATTTAAAGAATATTTTACAGGTCAACTCAACGCAGAGAAAAAGAAATCAAAAAAAGTAAAAAAAGAATATGCTAACGCTACTATGGCCGGTCAAAGAGGACCAGGTCTAGGGAATTTTAGACCAATTGCTAGTTTAAAAAAATCTGAAGGCACAGCATTACATTCATACCTAGTATCACAAGGTATATTAAAAAAATAAGGAGAACAATGGAACATTTAGATTTAATAATACAGCTAGCAACAAAATTCTGGATGTGGACTGTATTGATATCACTAATTTTAATTGGTGCAATTATCAACTGGTCAGACAGAATACATTTAAAAGGCAGAGATAGAAGATTCAAATATGATGAAATGCCACATATGAAACCTATATTAATACCAACTAAATCAAAAGGTTTTTGGGGTGGTATATTACTATGGTTATTATCAGTAAGAACATGGCAACTAGCAAAAGATTTTAAATACGAACTAGACGGAACAAAGTATGTTATACCGGAAGGTTTTATATTTGATGGTGCAAGTGTACCAAAATTTTTAGCCTCGTTTTTATCTCCAGTAGGTGTTTTACTTATTGGTGGTCTAGTACATGATTATGCCTACAAGTATACTGCTTTAAGACAGCAAGGTACTAGTAAAGGTGCAATAACAATATTAGGCAAAGCAGAAGCAGATAGAATATTCAGAGACATTAATATAGAGGTTAACGGATTTCATCTACTAAACTATTTAACTTATTGGGTATTAAGAGGTTTTGGTTTTGTAGCATGGAATAAACACCGAAAGGTGAACGCTAAAATAAAGTAAGGAGACGAAATGGGAAAATTTCAAGACTTTAAAAATAGCACTATAAAAAAAAGGAGAAAACATATGGAATGGTTAAAAGGAAGAATGAAGGAACTATCATCACTACATGGTGGCGCCTTAATAGCAATAGGATTAGTAGTCTTATTTGCAGGTCCATTTGCTAAAATGGCAGCTTGGGCTGCTATCGCATACGGAGCTTGGGCAATTTGGAAGAAAGACTGATAGTTAATCTACACCATGGGATTTAGATTATTTTTTATAGGCATTATTTTAAGCGCCCTTTTGGGCGCTGGTGCCTATGTAATGAAGCTCCAAAAAGATAACGTTATATTAAAAGAGAACGCTATCAAAATGGAATCAGCAATAGCTGATCAAAAGAATTTAATTGAAAATCAGAAAAAAGATTTTCAAGAAATATTAGACGCTAATAATAAGATGAACGAGTTGGTTAGTGTTCTAAAAAAAGACCTTGACGAATTAGATAAGAGGTTTAATAAAAAGAATAGAGACGTAGGTAAATTAGCAATTGCTAAAACGAAATCTATTGAACGAATAACAAACGGTGCGTCAGCTCTTGCTACAAGATGTATAGAGATTGCAAGTGGATCGCCACTAACTGAAAGTGAATTGAATGCTACAAAGAAGTCAGAAATTAATACTGAATGTCCTAGTATCGCTAATCCTAATTACGTCCCTTACTAGTTGTAGTGGAGTAAAGAAGTTAAGCATATTTAAACAAGAAGTACCAAGGGAAAAACTCAATCTGAGCACTCCCACACCACTTGAATTGGAAAATTTAAAGTGGATCATCATCACTTCAGAAAATGCAGATGAAGTCTTTAAAAAGCTAGAGGAAAAAGGTATTGATCCTGTACTATGGGGTCTTACTGATAAGGACTTTGAATTACTTGCTAAGAATTTCGCACAAATACGTAACCAGCTAATGCATACCAATAAATTATTGGATAAATACAAAGAGTATTACGAACCAAAAGAAGACAAAAAGGAGACAAAATAATGGCGTGGGTAGATGTACCAGGATCAAATAGTATTTGGGAATACGATAACGGAGCTACAGTGTCCGATACATATAAAAACTCAGCTGACGGTGCTAACTCAACTATATCTGGTGGTATAAGAACATACACAAAACCAGGTACAAGTGATACAGTAAAGGTTTATATTAAGACTAGAAAGAAAGGCACAACAGTAGAACGTGGCGAACTTTCTAAAACTTATTATGACGCACAATAAAGGAGAAAATGAGTAAGAATAAATTAGAAATATCAAGTGAATCAGCTGTAAGCATGCCGATGAAAAACCTAATTGCCATAGTCGGAGCCGTGGCAATGGGAGTGTGGGCTTATTTCGGAGTAATTGAGCGGTTGAACAAATTGGAAACGAATACAACTTTATTAGAAAAAGATTTGACACAGGCTGAAAGTGCTTTAACAGCCGATATAGAAAAGAATAACGAATTTAGGATCAAATGGCCACGTGGAGATTTAGGATCACCACCTGCCGATTCCGAGCAATTTATGTTAATAGAATTTTTAAGTGGTCAGGTGGAGCAAATCCAAAAAGATTTACAAAACATGATGAATAATGCCGTGAACATTGAGAGATTGCAAAAAGATATGGAAAAGGTTTTGGCTGACGTTGAGAAATTAAAGGACAAAATTAGATCCGTTAAGGTAGAAAACGGACATAAAATAGGAGAATAAGATATGGATGCCGCTACACTAGTTACCATTATTACTATGTTCATTGTAACCGATACATCATCATCATTTGTTAAGTATGATGGATTAGGTGCTTGCTTGAAAGATAAAAGAGCAATAGAAAAATTAAAAGATGGCCGTAGAGTTATTTGTGGTCCATCAATGGCGGAAGTAGACGCCGACGGAAACATTATAAGTATTAAAAACAAAATGCCTGACCAATCTGGTAGTTTAAAACTAGGTGGTACAGCAAAGTCTTTATCTGAAAAGAAAAAGGAGAAGAAGACTAAAGTATTAACACAATAAGGATAAATTATGAAATTGAATTTAAAAAAGAATGTTCAGAATATAGTTGGTGTTGTAATGTTAGTTGCTGTATTATTAGCAGTAGCATTTACTAGTCACAGTAATAAAGGACAAGAGGTAGAAGTTAAAAAAGAAATAGGTTTACTTCAAACAGTAAAAGAAAGAGGTTATGTTATATGTGGAGTTAATGCTGGTTTACCAGGTTTCTCTGCTCAAGATGAAGATACAGGAGTTTGGAGTGGGTTAGATGTTGATTTCTGTAAAGCAGTATCAGCTGCTATATTTGGAGACGAAACTAAAGTAGAATTTGTTGGACTAAATGCTAGTCAAAGATTTCCAACATTAGCGTCTGGCAATATAGATTTACTTGCTAGAAATACTACTTGGACAATTAGTCGTGATGTTAACTTGATGTTTGAATTTGCAGGAGTTAACTACTATGACGGTCAAGGTTTTTTAATACCAACAGAATTAGGCATTAAGAGTGCCAAAAATTTAGACGGTGCGTTTGTTTGTATTACAAAAGATACAACGTCTGAATTAAACTTAAACGATTACTTTGCCGAAAACAATATGACATATAAACCAATATATGTTGAGGGTAATAAAATGGCAAAAGCAAAACTATTTGGTGGTGAGTGTGATGTATTCACAACAGACGCCTCTGGTTTAGCAAGTGCTAGATCAGGTGCTGAAGACCCTAGTAAATGGATGGTATTACCAGAAATTATATCTAAAGAACCATTAGGTCCAGCAGTAAGACAAGGCGACCAAGAGTGGGAAGATGTAGTTAGATGGACACACTTTATAATGGTTAATGCTGAAGAAGCAGGTATCACTTCCGAAAATGTGGATATGATGTTAACTGCTAAATCAAAAGAGATTAAAAGAATATTGGGCGTAGAAGGATATGTTGGTCCAATGTTGGGATTAGGTATGAAATTCGGATATAATATAATAAAACTTGTTGGTAACTACGGTGAATCATACGAAAGAAATGTAGGACCAAATACTCCTCTAGCATTAGAGAGAGGATTAAATAAACTTTGGAAAGACGGTGGCGTTATGTACGTACCACCAATTAGATAGGGAGAGATATGTTTAAATTATTTCATAACACGTGGGAAAAGTGGGCAATATTAATTTGTCTTGCTGTGTTATTGTTAGTTGGTTTCAAAGCAGCCAAAGCAGATTGTACTGGTTGTGGAGATGACGGACATCAACAATGTCCTTTAGAAGGTGCTGAACACACACACGATAAACCAGAAGTAGTGTTTGCTGTATGTGTATTTTCAGATGGTCAATTAATAGACCATAAAGGTGCTGACAACATGAGCGATTGTTTAAAGACTAAAAGAGAAGTTGAAAAGGCTTGGAGAAATAGAGCAGATGAAACAGACAGCGTAGAGATTAATGGTATCACGTATCAAATACATGGTGACTCATTAAACTTTATGTGTGATTTAGTTGACGCAAATGTACATCACTATGAAGATGGTACTTGGGAAATTGTTAAGATACTAGGAAAACACAAAAAGGAAGAATAATGTTATACATACTAGGTTTTATCCTAATATGTATATATTTGAATTATAAAATAAACAAGTTTGCTGATAAGATTAATCCATTTTATTGGCATAAATAAAAGTGAGGTAATATAATGGCTAAATTAGGTGATAAAACTGATTTCAGTTATAGAGTAAAGAGAGTAACCAAAGTCGTAGACGGTGATACAATAGATGTAATACTGGATATGGGTTTCAATATTCTATTTGCACAAAGAGTTAGATTGTTTGGTATAGATACACCAGAATCTAGAACAAGAGATTTAGTTGAGAAGAAATTCGGATTAAAATCTAAAAAATTCTTACAAGAACAATTAAAAAAAGCAACAAAGATTACAATCAAAACATACAGAGGTGATGAGACCGGTAAGTTTGGTAGAATACTAGGCGATGTATGGTGTGATGGTAAATCTGTTAACCAATTAATGTGTAAAGTAGGTCATGCTGTAGCTTACTATGGTCAAAACAAAAAACTTGTTGAGAACGCACATTTAAAGAATAGAAAAAGAGTGAGGTAAATTATGAGTGATAAAGATAACATTGAACATACTACAACAGATGAACATGATAAGACATATGAGAACGAAAGTACAAGAGATTATTCTCCAATGGTGCAAATCTCAATTAAAGAATACGATAAATTAAAAGAACAAAATAAATATATTACAGACCCTACTTTAATCGGTATGATAGATAAGTTGGAGTTTTTTGTAAAAGAATTAAGAAAACATATAGTCAGAAAATTATAAATAGATGTACAATAATATGAGGATAAAAAACTATGGAGA